CATGACCTTCCACTCATTAATTAATGCAACAACACGAGTTCTTGGCATGTCCAAGTCTTTAGAAATTTTAGTTGGATCTTGACCTTTAAGGTATTCAGTAACAACCTTGTTTACTTCGTCAAGATGTTCTACTAGTTCTATTTCACTTGACATTATATTTACCCTCTAGTCTATTTATTTCATCTTTAATATAGAATATTGCTTTTTCAAGATCTTGGATTGTTTTTGCTTCGTCTTTAAGTCCTGCTCTCCAGATATATTTAAATGCATTGCCAATATTAAAATTGCGATGTCTAGTTATTTCTATACATTCAACACCTGAAGGATCTGTTGTATAGTGTATTGGGTGATTGACCTGATCAACCGTAATGTTTAATTCTGTATGCTCACTCATCAGGTTCATCTTCTTCCCACTCAAATGCCTCTGGTAATCCCTTTAATGCTGTAAGGACATAAGTTATTCCAACTGCACCAGCAATACCGATTCCAATTAAAACCTTTTGCGCTTTATTCATCTTCGTGACTTCCTTAATCCAAATTTAGCAAGGTAAACATAGATTGTTTCTACGCTTGCCCCGCACTCTTTTGCAATTTCTTCTGGAGATTTTTTATCCATAAGAAACCTCTTACGGAGCCAAACCTCACTTGTATATAGTTTACCAGCCATAGCGTTATTTGTCAACTTCTGTGTCAATAACGTCATAATTATAGGCGTTGGAGTCTTCAAGTATCCACTTATCGTAACTTTCAACATCCCATTTATTTGTATTAATTAACCTGTTTATTACTAGATCTTTTTTAGTAACAAATGACGGCTCTTTGATTCTTACCCTGTTGTTTGGCTGTACCGCAAAATTTCCGTCATCTCTTTGTATTACGTGCCCACATTTATGCTGCCCTGGGTTTTCAGAATATCCATCATCTAGGATGTTTGTTTCTGGGCTATGCCAATCTAAAGTAAACAGGTATGTTCCAGGAACATTATTTTTGTTTCTATCCATATAGGACATTCTCATATTGCTTAATGCCTGAAACTTTGTAACCGAAACATGCGGACTAAAAGAATTCCATAAAACAAGATTGTGAATTGGTTCTTCTGGAACTCCTGGCTTAGCACAAAAAGCATTTATTGGCATACGCCACCAAATACCACCATCTTCCATCATAAAATGAAACAGTGGGCTTCTTGCCTTAATGCTTGACACTCCAAAAATTACACATGGAAAGTATTGATCGTGACTGTCTAACTGATCTCTTAAAAAATTACCACGCACATAGCACTCAATAGGTGGTATGTTTGCATTTAACTCAGGCATTATTGATTACCTCTTTCTACTGTTTTTAGTTTATCCCAATATCCTTGTGGATGCCCTTGATAAACTTGACCCGTTTCTCTATCTACCAGCAACCACTTTGTTGGCACAAGTGTATTGACTGTTAAAATAACTTTTTCATCTTCCTCTTTAAAATTAAAGGTATCTCTATTCATTAAACATTTCCTATTGCCTTGTTCCAGTTATTTACAGCCCAATGACCAATACCACAGGCATCAGCCACATCGTTATCAGTAATAGTCTTTTTATACTGAAACTCTATAAAATCCATAGTTCTTTGTTTACGAAGGTTACGCTCAAAAGTTTTATACCAAGACAAAGATTTCCCAGGATTCTTAACAGCAATCATGGCTCTTTCATCTTTAGATATTTTTTTATTACCAATATAGTTTTGCCAGGTAATTGGTGAAACTTTGCCTACGGTGGTAATTCCACACATAGCAGCAGCACCAAGAAGAGCCCCTTGGACTAACGCAAGATCTGCAGCAGTCTTAGGGCTATTCATGAATACTGTATGTTCAATTACTATTGCATCTGCATTCATAATCGTTTCAAAGTATGCTTTAGTTTTTCTAGCAGCATCTCCTACTTTAGCGTAGACATCTTCACCTTCAAAATTAATTTTTCCAATTTCTTTTAAATCTTTTTTATCGAAGACAGCAAAAGCAAGACTATTTGTACTGGCATCTATAGCACAAACACGATCTGGTTGGACCTCTACGCCCCACTTATTCTTGCTCATATTCAATAAACCCCTTAAGTTCTTTTAACATTTTTGCTACTTGTTTTTCACTTACATTGCAATTAGCACAAAATCCAGAATCATTGTATATTGATAACTGTGTTTGGCAACCGCCTAAACAAAATCTTTTTTTGCCTTTTCTCTTTTGACGACGAGTTATCTGATACCTTTCGGTAATCTTATCTTTAGTTGCAGCATCTCTACATTCAACGCTACAGTAAATTTGATAAGTTACCTTCGGCTCAAAGTATATATCACATCTGTCACAGAGTTTCAATCAGCCCCTCCATAGATTTGATTTTAAGGACTCCAGTTCCTGCTTCATCACAGGCTGCCTTGATAGGGCATGTCTTACATATCTTTGAGTTAGCACGATAGTTTTTTGTTGGTAGGGTACGATCTACCCAAGCCTTACGAACATCACGCATCCATTGAAAAGTTGCATCGATCCATTGACGATAATAATCATCTACCTCAATTGGAAGAACAAGCAATTCGTGATTGTTTTTATTTTCATAAATCAAGACTCCCTTTTTCTTACCAAGAATCTTCATATAAATAAGCAACTGAATTAGATGACCAGTCTTTGGTTTCATTGAGTTCTTTCGATACTCAAAGCCTTCGTTAAGCATTGTCTTAATTTCTCCGACAATCTCTTCGCCTTCCCAGTCAAGCATTGCATCGCCATAACCAAAGATGGGAGGATCATCGTATCTAATTTTAAATTCTGTAGTTGGTTGGTTATCATCATCACGATAAATTTTTGCAACACCAGCATTCATCATTGCATCTTGAATTCTTCCATGAGAAAGAGTTCCAGCAGTCATATTTGCTGCACCATAAGCATCTGCATTATCTTCAAATGTAGCACCATCAAATGCTAAATACCAATATCTTGGACATTCTCCATGGCTATAGGCAATTGTTGATGGAGCAAACGTTTTCTTAGTCTGAAACTTTGGACCACGATTTACAACGTATCCAGATTTTATCTTTTCAATTAAAGCATCTGCATCTAGTATTGTACTTTTTCTAGAAACACTTTTGAGCATAACTTGCTGTAATAAACTTTTCGTCATTATATCCCCTTGTTTTATATAAGTATAGCATGTTATCGCATTATGTATTTAAGTGCTGATACTAAATTGTTTACTGCTTCTGCTGCTGTGTAGTAAATATTTTTCTTTGCTCTGTTGTTCTTATCAACATTTGCCATCCAGGTAGCCTTTAACGCTAACTTTCCTGCAATTGCTTGAAGCCTTACAATTTCAATACTTGCTACTGGGGCAGGGATATCTGGTTTAATGATTAACTTAGCAATCATTGTTAGGGCTGTGTTTAGTTCTTCATCTTCCATAAACTCAGCGATTTCTGCCAAACCATTAATCATTTCTAGCGTTGTTTGTCCTGTACCTTCTGTCATATTATTCCCCTTCTATTAACTGTTCTAGTAGTTCTAACTCTATTATAGCCAGACGTACCTTCTTTGTACCCTCGCCTAGTACGATAACCAAGGCTGGATCCATACTCTTCTTAAGAGCATCTGTAACTGCCTTAGCCCACACATCCTGATTAAGAGTAAATGATTTAGAACATTCTTTAAAGTCTAGGACAAAGTTATGCCAAGAAGCGTCACCCTTAGTATTATTTCTACCAGAGTTCTTGTGCTGCTTTGCACCTATTCTTTTGGACTCTCCTCTTTCACTCATCTTTAAAATCACTTTTCTTTTTCTTTGGTGGAATAAGATTCACCTTAGAGATATGTTTTTCTGGACACATCCATGTTGCATCTCCACTTTCAGACCAATAACGTAAAGATGTAACCTCAACACTACATTTCTTACATGGAAATTTTCCAGGATAGACAGTAAACTCTTTAGCCATTATTCAACTTATCTTTTAGGCTTTGCTGTAAATCAAGATCTTCTTTAACACGAGCAATAAAACCATCTCTACCCTGAACCTTTGTGCCATCATCTAATTGATACCAAGCACCAGTTCTATTAACAAGTCCTGCAGCCTCTGCTGTGTCTACAAGATCTCCTATAGAGTCAACTCCAATTTCGTCTCCTCTAAAATAAAAGTCATACTCGCCTGATTGAAAACCTGGAGAAGTTTTTGAGAACTGCAGTTCCCATCTAATCTTTCTACCAATCTTTTCTTCAATCAACTTATCGCCAATCTTAATCTTGCCTTTAATGGCTTGATTATCAGACTCTGAAGAGAACAGTTTAATTACTGTTGACGAGTAAAATTTTGTAGCCTGACCACCTGTTGGTTGCTGGCTTGTATACATTGCATTAATATTATTACGAGATTGTGAGATTAAAACAAACAATGTTGGCTTTACTTTATTGTTAGCATAGTTAATCATCTTCCATGCATTACTAAAGTCTCTTGACTCTGCACCAATTTGTTTAGTATTTTCAAGTTGCTTAAGTTCATCTGAATCTTTTTCAAAGTAAATTGCTGGAAGCAAAGATGTAATTGAGTCAACGACAACAATATCTACACCAGCATTGATTAGGTTTGTTCCTACATCAACCATCTCATTAATTGTACGAGCCTGTGAATATATTAACTTAGATGAATCAACACCCAAATGCTGTGCCCACTTTGGATCATAAGACATTTCTGCATCAATCCATGCACAAATCTTTCCTTCTTTTTGTGCTAGACCTATCATCTGAAGGCACAGAGAAGACTTTGCAGAGGACTTAGAGCCCCAAATAAGTACTTGACGACCATAAGGTAGTCCACCTGCTAGTGCACGGTTTAAACCAAAACTAGGTGTTTGTGCATACTCTGTTGGTGGAACTGAGTCACCAATCATAATAGTCTTACGCAACTTAGGGTTAAGTTGTGCTAACACTTCTTCCATTGTTACAGTCATTAGAATCGTACCCCGTGTTTTTCTGGTCTAGTTTTATTAAACTCTACCTTTTCTCTTAATGCTTGATCAAGTGATAACTTAGTATAACCTGCTTCAACCATTCCTGCATAAAGATCTAGTGTACGAATAATAATATCCGCAAACTCTTTGGTGATTTCTTCTTCGCCTTTATTTTTCCGTACTGCTTCCATTACTTCTGTAACTTCTGAAACAATCATCATACATTGTTTAGCAACAAAAATATCATCTATTGCATCACCGTCTTCGGGAGTTCCCCAAAAACCTTTTTCTACTGCAATCTTATGTAAATTAATTGCTAGG